GCGACTTCTTTCGAACGTGCGTCATCGACCGCCTTCATCGCAGCGGCTTCGCTTGCCATGTCGCGGTCAGCCTTGGCGCGGCCAGCACCGAAACGGTTGTAGGCCTCGGAGCCCTCTTCGTCGATGTTGCCCATGCGCATCCGCTCGAAGAAGCCGACCTTCTCGTTGGCGCTGGCAGCAAGACCAGCGGCCTTGTCATCCACCTCGCCGCCATCAGCGTAGCCACGGACCATGCCGCCGTTGGCCATGCCCTGGCTCTTCACCATGCCGCCGCAGTCATGCGTGGGCTTGGCGATCTTCGAGTTCATCGAAGAGCCGTAGGCCATCGTCTTGGGGTTCATCTGGTGGGGCGCGGGTTGCGCTCCGCCGTTCTTGCTTTGGTTCTGGCGCTGCCAGTCTTGAATGTCGGCCATCTCAGCCACCTTTCTTCATGCCGGTGGCTTTCGCACCGTACTGGGCTGCGCTCATCTTGCCGCTGGCCAACTGCTTGCCGCGAGCCATGAGAGCGCTCTTGGGCTTCTTGTCGCCCTCGGCCTTCTCCTTGGCGGCGTACTGTGCGGCGGTCATCTTGCCGGACTTCACCGCCTTGGCTTCGGCCATCTCCTCGGCCTTGGTCTGTTTGCCAGCGAAGGGCTTGACCTTGCCACCGTCGGCGAAACCTGCGGGGATCATCCCCTTCTTCATGATTGGCTTGGCTGCTGTCTTCATTGGATCTCCATCTGAGGTTGGACTGTGTTGACGGCTTGAGGCGGAGGAGCTCCACCTGGCAAACCTTCTTGCGCTGGCGCAGCGAGCTGTTGCTGCTGCATCTGTTGGGCTTCCATTGCAGCCTGCACCTTGGCGGACTTGAACTTCATCATGTCCACCGTGGGCACCAGCTTGTCGGTGTCCATCTGGAGACCCTTGGCCATCTCGCGCAACAGATACGAACGACCCTCTGGGCCGACGATCTGGAGATCCACCGGGTTGGCGGTGGCGGCGAGGAATTCGTTGCGGCGGATTGCGATCTGTTCCTTGTGGATCAGGCCCATCGCGCCACGAGCCACGATGCGGAAGTCGCCCTTGATGTACGGGTCGGGGTTGTACATCATGTTGTGCGTGTAGAAGCGGTCCACCACCATCGTGATCACATGGTCGATGGTCAGGATCGCGGCCTTGATGCCCTTGGCGGCGTTGTCCATCAGCATGGACAGACCCGAAGCGGTGCGGCCTGCGCCGGAGCCACCATTGCCACCGCCGTAGATGTAGTTCGGGATGCCCGTCACTTCATCGGCCTGCTTGGCGAACTGGTTGTAGACGCCGATCAGTTCCGCTGCTTTCATGTCAGGCATGAAGAAGCGAATGGCTGGCTGGCCACCACCTGTGCGGTCCGACGTGGTCTGCCAGATCTTCCAGGGGTACATCTGGGTGAGCTCTTCACCATCGGCCAGACGGTCGATGGACACGTCCACCTGGGGGCCAGACGCGATGCCCATGTTGTTGGCCAGCGCACGAGCGGCGGCGTTGCACATGGTCTGCACGTCGCGCATGATCTCGGGCAGGGCCGTGCCCCAGATTGCGCCGGGGATGGTGCGCCAGGACGCGATCTCGTAGGGACGACGACCAAGTGGATCAGGGTTGATCACGCACTTGATGACGTAGCTGCCGATCTGCCAGGCATTAACGTCGTAGACCTTGTTCGGCTCCACGTCCTTCATGCCCCACTCGATCAACATCGAGCCCATCACTGGACCCCAGAACTCGAGGCACTCGATCAGGCCGTCCTGGTGGAGGCGTGAGTGGTACTTGCCTTCCAGGTTGTCGCGCTGCTGGTCGCCGAACTCGAAGTAGCGAAAGCCAGCTCGACCGTAGCGCTCGAGGCACTGGTCGATGTCGCCGTCGGAGTATCCGGGCACGCCCTTCATGGACTCGAGCACCTTGGCCGTGAGGCGGTGGCGCTGGATCAGGAAGCCGTCATCGACCCCGGAGCTGTTGGGGCTCGGGTACAAGTCGTAAGGGGAAACGCGCTCGACTTCGCGGAAATAGTCGGAGGTGACCACCGGCACAAAGTCCGGACCCCAGGTCAGGCGCGGCTTCTTGCGCACCGTCGGACCCTTGAGGATCGCAGTGGGGTAGGTGACGTAGTCGTCAACGAAGTCTTCCATCGTCCGCTTGTAGCCACCCTCAACCATCTGGTCCTGAATCACCTTGGCCATGCGCTCGGCGCAGTCCTTGGCCTCTTCCCGGATCTTGACCAGGATGGTGTCGTGGACTTCCTCGAGGCGAGTGCGGAAGGCTTCGGGGTGAATCTGTTGGCCCTCGGCCAGATACTCCGCAGCCTCCTGGCGCACGAAGTCCACGATGGACATCTGCACCTCGGGAGGAATCTTCGGCATCTGGGACGGCACGAGGTCAAAGCCGCGCTCGTCCTGGAACAGAACGTCCTGAATCCATGACTTGGCACCGTTGCACTTGACGTCGGTGATCATCATGAAGATGTCAGAGCCGCCAGTCTGTGCAATCTCCTGGGCCTTGTCCGGGTCGTACTCGCCACGGCGCTGACGCTCGCACGCAAGCAAGCGCTCGGTGATGCGCTGCCTGGCGAACTTGGCCTGGTTCCAGGAGGTGGTGATCAGGCCGGAGATTCCGGACGCGATCAGGTCGGAGTTATCCATGCCTTCCGGCTGTACGGCGCTGACGTCGGCTGTGACGGGCGCGATTGCCTGGTAAACATTGGTCATGGACGTTGTGCTTTCTTAGGTCCAGGCCTTGCTGGACGATTTCCCCACCGATCTGGCGCGGACGTTGCGCTTCCCGCCGTCACGAACCTTCAGCGCTAAGTACTGAAGGGCGTCGTGAGGGTGAGAGAACTTGTCTTTGACGGGTCGATCCTTGTATCGCTCCCCCGCCACCTTGAGCCGCTCGTAGCGGTAGCCGCCGATAAAGCCCTTGCGGAGCTGTCGGCAGTTCGGTGACAGAAGGAACCCGGGCTCCCCACCGGCCAGTCGGTTCAAAAAGAACGCAACCGATTCGCGGCGAGGAATGAAGTCGTTGGTGTCGGCAGGCTCGGAAGCGATGCCGACCTCGAAGAGCTCCTGGTAACAGGTTCGCTCGTCGGTCTGTGATCTGTTGATGCCCGAAGGGTCGCCAACAGATTCAAAGCGACAGCCGTAGTACTTGTTCATCAAGACCGGCTTGACGATGTCCGAGGCGAACTGGCGAATGCCCATGCCCTCGGCGACCAGCTCGTCCAAGATCAGGAGTTGGCCCTTGGCCGACACCTGGCCAATCACGCAGCTTGGGGTTAACCCGAAGTCCCAGCCCAAATAGACGGGGAGACTCCGGTTCACCTCGAGCTCGTTCTCGGCGACGTGGATGCGGTCGTTGTACTCGGGGAAGACTGGCTTGCCGTCGGCGGTCGTTCCGTACTGGCCCAGCAGGAAGACCTTGATCCAGTCATCACCCTTTCCGGCGACTTGTCGAAGGTAGTACTCGTACCCCATCGGCAAGTTGAAAATGTTCTCGGCCTCGGGATTGGGTTCGTAACGAACCTCTTCCCCTTCCTGAATGCGGATGAGGCCACCGGGCTGATCGAAGAAGTCCCATTCACCGGGTCTGTCTTCCTCAGCCGCCTTGTAGTACCAGTGATCGTCGTCTGGCGGGTTCGTGTCCAACAGGACGCAAGGATGAACCGGGCCACCCCCATGCGACTTGGGCGGGAACCGTCCCACCCGCTGCGTCAGCATGTCGAAAACTTCTTTCGGCACCTCGGACGCTTCGTTGATCCAACCCCCGGTCAACTCGAGTGAGCGGAGCTTTCCGGTCTCGGAGGCTTTGTCCAACGCGATAAAGATGACTTCGAGGTCCAGGCCGTTGCCGTCCCCGCAGTCCTTGATCTTCAGGTGCGCTGTGATCGGAGCGTCCCACTTGATCGGGGCCAGCTCCTCATTCATCCAGTGCGACCAGGTCTTGATCGTGGTCGACTTCAATTCAGGGTAGGTGTTCCGGATCACCGCCCAGCGGGCCTTCCTCCATCCATCGTGGGGAGTCTGTTTCAGGCTGTGCTTGATGATCTCCATACAGCAAGTCGAAGACTTGCCGGACCCAACCGGGCCTTTGATCCCTCGGACGAACGCGAGCGAATTATGGAAAGCGGCGGCGACCTTACCCGGAGGTCGGTACTGAATTGTTTGTGTTGCCATCGGTTGCGTTGGTGTCAATCATGAACACAACCTGCTTCGCATCCACCTCGTGCTTGACCGACGCGAGGTTGGGAAGCGTCTTGTCCAGCAACATCTCTATTGCCTTCAGTTGCGCGGACGAGACCTTCACCGACTTCCGGCCCAGCGCAAAATCCTCGAGCCTGTTCACCAGGTTCGAGACCTGAATCTTTTCGCGAACCGCAACGGCGTGCTCTTCCCGGAGCTTCTCGCGGCGAGCGCTGATGCTTTCTCTGGGTTTGCGTGTGGTTGCCATTGCTTTGTTTCGTTGATGACCCGTGACGTGGGTCAGTCGGTCAGGTCAGCCCGGAGACACCGTGAAGCCCCCGACTGCGGCTGTTCACTCACCTGCCGCTGGAGAACATTTCTCCATCCTTGGCAGGAATGTAACCACTTGATCCGGCTGTAACAAGGGGTCTTTTGTGAATTGTGAAATATTGCAGGAGTCCTTGATAGCCCCAGGGGGTCGGAGGATTTGGTCCGATGGGGGTGAGGGAGGGGGTGATAGGGGAGAGGACATGCGTGTGGATATGGGAGATAGGTAGAGGCTCGAGCCCCCCGGGGTCCGGGCGCTGGCCAGCCCACCCACCCGGGCACCCCGCCATGCACGTCAGCCGAAGGCAGCGCTATGACATGCAATCAGGCGCAAACCCGCATGGAATAAGGCTTCCCGAAGGGAATGTGTCATTGATGTGGCACCAGCTCCCCGAAGGGGATGGCATCGGGTCGCAATCTGTTGGGGTCTGTTGGGCCGATTCGCCCTGATTCGTGACCCTACCGAAGGTAATCCGGGGTTTTTTTCGTGCCATTGCCCGTGTTTTGGTTTGGCTTCCAACTTCGTTGGGGTCGCTTTTCCTTTTCCGACAATGACTTGGCAATCTGAGGCGGTGCCCCGTAGGGAGCTTTCCTGAGCTTTATGTCTACCTACGGTAAAAGCAGACCTCGGACCGTCTGGGGTCAGCCCTTTCCGGCTCGACCTTTCCCCGCAAAGCCACGACTGGCGCGGGTTTCAGCGTGATTCCACCCTCGCGGAAATCGTGCTCGCGACGATGCCTGGCACCTCTGTGAGGGACTCTGTCCCTTCTACGTGAGCAGACACTGGTGACGCTGGGGTCAGGCTCTTCCGGCGAAGCCGTCACCCGCACACAAAAAGCCCTGTCGAATCCGGCCCCTTCCTACGGAAACCACAAGGAAACTTGACACAGCGACAAGCATTCCGGTAAAGTTGAAAACGTCGAAACCGGCCAACCCGGTTCAACCCGACTAGTAGGTGCTGAAAGCACTGACAGC